CTTCCACTCGTATTCACCGCTGTTGGCAAAGCCGGTGAGAGGGGTCATCATCATCTTCGGAGCAGGGATTTCGACGATGCCGCAAAACAGCTGATACTGCGTCGTGATGAGTTGGTTGAACTCGGTGATATAAGTGTCGAGCTGCTTTATGTCCTGGCCAGAGCCGAGCGCAATCATTCCCCAGTTGTCACGGTTCAGCTCGAACGCCTCCATTGTGCGACGACCGTATTCGGGATTCGCCGCCATTTTGCGAGTGTTGCATCCCGTGACTGCGACAAGGCGCTTTGACATGGCAACCATTTCCGCTTCATTTGCGCACTTGTCAGCGGCGTAGAGTCGGCGGTAGCACATCTGCGGAATCGACGGGCCTCCCCAAAGATAGGTCGGAGCAACGATGTCGGCAACCATCACCTGCTTTGCGTAGATGCACCATGACTTGTGAACACGCTTGCGTCCTGCCCCGCCATTGATTGTCCACCAAGTCGGCTTGAAGTAATCCCTGTGGGCAGGATTTGATTCGGCGTTCTGATCGAACTCTGGCGTGAGCCAGTACGGGTCAATGACGCTCCATCCTAGGAATGTCTTTCCGCGAAGCGTCAGGAAATCCTTCAGCGGATTCTCCATGTCAACATCTTCCGCGAAGCAAGGAACGGCAAGAGCAAAGCCGAATACACGCTTGTTGTACTCGAACTTCTTCAAGGAACCTTCAAGGCAAAACTCCTGATCGTCGTTTGTAATCTCATCGAGCGTGTCGAGAAGCTTCTTGTTTTTGCACGGGCTCTTCGGCGAGTAATTGAAGCCAGTGGCAATGGCATCATCGCCAGGCATGATACAAGCCTTGCTGATGTACGGCGTCGTTGCAAGATAGGCGTTGAACTGCCACCCCTGAAAACAATAGTCCTGTGCGAAGTGTTCAAGGATATGCGGATCGACACCAGTAAATCCATGCACGCCAATCTGACGAAAGCCGATGTACTGCGGGCCGTTCGGAATGATGTCGTGGAAATCCGAATCCTGAATCGCTCTACGCCCTCCATTGTGCTCGATGGTCTTGAACTTCATCGACGACGGGAACATCTTCTTTTCGAGCTGGGAAACGTCCACCTTCTTGGCAAGAGCCTTGTAATCGGGAATGTCAATCTTGCCGCCGTCGCTGAACTTCTGCGTTCTCGACTTGGGCGCTTTCTTGGTGGTTGCTTTCTTCATGGTGGAAATCTCCGATGTGAATGATAGCACTATCGAATGCGTCCGTCAAGCGGCATCCGAACCTTCCTGCCGAATTTCGTATGTGTAGGAATATCCTAGCGCATCAGGAATGTGGTCGCCGGTTGTTCCGGGGTCGTCACTCCAGCCTTCGCCGTTTGGAAGTTCCTTCGACTCAAAAAGTTGCAACGCCTCCGCTGTTCTCGGGCAGCGCTTCGGATCGACAACGATTGTCTTCGAGCGCAGCCATGAATAGCGATGCCTGCGGTCGTTCGCTCCGTGCTTCGGAGCGAGAAGGACATTCAGGTTGTATGGGTCTTTTTCGAGAATCTCCTTCTCGGCTTTGCCCTGACAGTCGCAGAAGATTTCATCGTCCTTGCACTCGTCGTTCTGGTGCTCGACGATTTCCTCTGCGAAGTCTTCGTACCGATTCGGGTTTGGCTTTGCGCCCTCGTTCTCGCCCTCTTGGTAAACCTCATCGAAAACATAGATGGTGTCCTTGTCATCATCGTAGTACGAGCGAAGCCACACATTCGGGTCTTTCGTTCCAAAGTCGATTCCCTGATTGGAATAATCGAATCCGGCGATTTGCTCGTCTGTGATTTCTTGGATTTTGAGTTTGGTAAAATACTGTCCGCCAGTGCCGGTAATCTCACCGAGATATTCGTGACGGTATGCGTCAGGATCGGATTCCTTCAACGCCTCTGCTCTGGCAATGAAACCCCTGCCGAGCCAACGAACAGGCATTGTCAGATATGTGGACTTGTGAACGAGTCGACCTTTTACAATCTTCTTCGCTTCCTTGTTGATCCATTCGTGCGCTGACTTCGGAGGGTTGTAGGTCATGAACATCATGAACTCCGCATCAGAATCTTCGTCGAGGTCAACATCATCCTCGTCTTCATCGTCAGCGCCGCCACGCAACACGGAGTTCATCGTCTGACGGATTTCCTCCATGCTGGCGAACTGACGGGCCTCCTCAAACCAGATGATTGAGAAGTAGCCGACATCCGTTGTGACCGAACGCACCTTGTCCTCATCGTCAAGGCCGAGGAAGATGACCTGCTGTTTGGTGTACTTGTTTGTGATCGTCAGGTCGGTCTTGTTCACCGTCCAGAAATCTGACAGTCGCAGTTTCTTCAACGCCTTTACCATCTGCTTGAAGCACGACTTGCGGATGGAAGATTGCGTCTTGCGCAGCACGACAGCATTCTTCTTGTGGTCGTTGGTGAGAGCCAGCCAAATCCATTCGGACACGGTGTAAGACTTGCCGCTTCCGCGTCCGCCCATCATAAAGACTTCGGCGTACTTGCACGGCGGCAGGTCTCCGCGCCCCTCTTTGCCAACGATGAATACGGATATTTCGTTCCAAATCTCATCGAACGCCTTCTGCCACAAACTCTTGTAGGAGAGTTCGTTCTGCCTGGCTTTGACTTCGATAAGTTGCTGTTTAGACATCAATCGGCTCCGGCTGTGGATTGTTCGGCAGCTGATCGCGCGGCGGGATAACAATCGGGATGACAATCTTCGGCAGCTGCTTCAAGGCATCCTGCGAGACAACCGTGTCAGAATAAACCTGACGGCGATTGTATCGCAGAATGAACTCGCCGGCCTTTTGCGCGGCAATCACACCGGCGCCAGTCTGATCGAGGACGCTTTCGGCAAGTTCAATCTGCGACTGCTCAACGCGGTCGATGCGCTCCTGCCAAAGTGTCTCGTACTTCTCTTTGAGTTCCGGGTCTTTTTCAAGGTATCGCTCGACCGTCTTGCGAGTGACGCCGCAGTATCGCGCAATCTCCGAAAGCGAATACTTGCCGCTGTCGAAGAACTGAATCATCTTCTGCTTGACAATGTCGGGAACCCTGTCTGTCGACTCAAGCACGGATGACTCGCTCTTGCTATGACGCTTCATCATTCGCTTCCTGGACTCTGCAACGATACCTTGCGGCTTGTAGTCGCGCCTCGGTTCGTCTTTACTTTGATTGAACCGGCGGAACATTCTGCTGTGACTGCGCGCGAACGAGGAAGATGTTTGTATTCGCTTTCTTGCTGATGTCATCAAGAATCGCGTGGACACCACCATTGAGAGACGTTTCGCTCTTCATTCCATCCACGGCAGAACAGAGATTCGCAAGCCCAGCGAGAAGCCTGGCAATCGGACAGTCCTTGCCATCAACCACCTTGTCATATGCGGAGATTGCCGCGTTGGCAATCTCTCGGTCTGACGGCGGAGTAGTGTCAAGACATCCGAGCCAATAGCCTTCCTTCAAGTCATCTTCCGCAGAACCGAAATCCTTTACGCGATCTGCGAGAAGGTGCAGTGCGTAGAACATCGGGCCTGTCGAATTGTAGTGAAGGTCTGACGCGAGCCACTTCACTACCTCAATAGCAACGAGAACATCAATCATTTCTTTTTCTCCTTTGAGTGAATTATATCATGAGAAATACCATACATACAATATCATAAATGAAATAAACTTCAGGCATCATCTTATGTTGAATACCTTGCTCATGTTAAAAACTCGAATGTCGGCTTGACATCGAGATATTTTCCAAATTCATATTCGTAGCACTTCTCAATAAACTCCTTCTTTAATCCACTGAATCTAATAACCTGTTCTCCATTTGTCTTCTTAAAAATATGAATACTTGGTTTTACAACGTATGTTCCATTGTATCTGGTAAACATACATTCGACCACTGTATTATCATCAATTTTTTCAAGCATCATCTTGAGTTCTCTTGCCGTCATAACAACTCCTTCTTGATTTATATATATTACATACCATACCATACATTACAGGGGGTATGTATAGGGT